TGCGCTGTTCAATCCGTTTATAAGGCTTTCTCCGAAGCTCAGCCCGGCATCTTGCCAGCCCGGAGCATAGGTATTCAAAAGCTCTATTATTGCATCTTGGTCTTTGCTTATTACAAGTTTCCGGGCTTCCGCCTGTAAAGCTTCTTCATCTGTAAGTTCCTGATAATGCGTTTTCAAGGCATCCTTTTCATTGTTCAAGCCTTCAACAAGAAGATCATATTCATTCTGGGCGGCTTCTTTTTTACGGTCGTAATCATCGCTTAGGGCTTGTTCATCATTTTGCGCCTTAGTACGGATTGCATCCATTTGCTGTTCAAGCTGTTTTATTTGGAGTTGCCTGCTATCCAGTAAGGCATTCCGTTCATGCTCTGCGATTGCCTGGTCGAGTTCTGTCTGAAGACTTATTTTATCCTCGTTGCTTTCGGCCTGCAGTATGTTTTCTCTCAGATCGGATATTTTTTTCTGATATTCCTTTTCTGCCGCTGCCTTGTCTTCGGTATCGGTTAAATTATTGATTGCGTCTATCTGCGTCTGAAGGCTGCCAAGTGCAGATTCTTCATCGGCATTCAGAGCCTTAAGTTTCGCCTTATATTCCTCATCGTAAAGCTTAAGCTTTTTGTCGTGTGCTGCTTTTTCTTTATCCAGACTCTTGTCAATGGCATCTGTTTCAATTTTTTCCTGAGCATCATATCGTTTGCGAAGAGCCTTGGTTATTGCGGTGCCGAAGGAATCCAGATCTTTAATTTGTTTGTCAAGAGCATCTTTTGCTTCTTTTGCAAGCTCCTCTGTGGACTTTTTTGCGCCAAGTTCAATTCCATCTCCAAGAGCATCTGCTACAACCTCACCGGCTGTAGCATACTTTGGAGCTGTAGCTTTTATATCGGACGCTCCACCAGAAAAAAGATTTTTTACCCCTGAAACAGCATCACTTATTGTATTTCCCATGCCTTTGCCAAGCTCTCCGGCAGCCTGAGTCATTGTTCCCCAGGCTTTTTTAGTTTCATTTGCCATTATGACTGTATCAGTTTTTGCTTCTGCAAGATCCTTTTTAGCACTGCTTACCATGTTTTTCAAACCGTTTCTAAACCCGTCAACTTTTTCCTGAACTCCCTTAAAAGCATCACCGACATATGGAAGATTGGAAAGCATACTCATTAATCCACTTAAAACTCCGGCAATGCTTCCGACAACAACATCCATTACAGTTGCAAGCGCCAACCCCATATTTTTAAAAGCTAAATTTATACCGGTTAGAGCAGTAAAAAAGGCATATTTTATAACAGTCCACATGCTTTCGAAAAATGGAACTGCTTTATCCCAGTTCTTTATTAGCAGATAAGCACCTGCGGCCAATGCGGCGACTCCTGCAATAATAGCAATTATCGGCAAAATTGCAGTATTGGTAGCAGCGCCAAAAAAAAGTATGGCCGTTCTGGCTAAATTAATTACTTTTATAAGAGTGCCTATTCCAGTAACTATTTTTCCTATAATTAATATCGTCGGTCCGATAGCTGCAGCCACTAATGCAATTTTTATAATCATTTGCTGGGTTTCAGGACTGAGGTTTTTAAATCCCTGTACCCAGTTTTTTACCATTTCAACCATAGGTTTTATTGCAATAATGGTTTGCTCAATAACAGGAATTAATGCCATACCAAATTCTATGCCTAGTTGTTTTGCTTGTTCTTTCAAGATTCTGATTTGATTCGTTGGGCTGTCTATTGTTCTTGCAAGGTCGCCCTGGGCCTTATTGGTAGCTTCCATAATAACGCCATATCTTGCAAGAACTTTTTGTTGTTCATTAAGTTCTTGTCCCTGTTTTGCGATACCGTTTTTAAAGGCGTAAGCTTTAACTGTGGTTTCGTTGACCATAATACCTAATCTTTTAAGAGGTTCAACTTCTCCGGATATACCAGATTGTAATTTTTGAAATGCCTCTTCCGGCTTTAAATTGTAAAACGAAGACATATCATAAGATAGCTGTGTAAGTCCTGTCGCCATATCATAAGAAGCCTTTGTACCCATGCCCATGGAATCAAACATAACATTAAACGTTGCTACGTTTTTTCTGACTTCATATTCATTAAGACCAAGATTTGCCCGAAGATCTTCGGACCATTTTCTTGCAGAACCTGCCATACCACCCATCGAAACTTCAAAAAGGTTTTCTGATTCAATGGCTTCCATAGCAAGCTTACTGGTAGCAGCACCAATTGCAATGATTGGAAGTGTAATGGCAGTAGTAAAAACTTTTCCGGCATTGGTCATTATAGTTCCAGCCTTAATAAAAGAATCTCCCATTTCTCCGATTTTTTTACCAACATTACTGGCTTTTTTGTCCACATCATCAAGTTTTTTATTGACATCCTCATCCTTCAGAAAGATGCTCCCAAATAATTTAAATATCTCGATTTTGACTACCTCCCCTCTATCTGTCTCTTTATGTCATCCGCTTCCGTAAGCAATTCGTCGGCGGATTTCTTACTGACAGGTAACCGGACCTGGTTATGCCTATCCTTGTAATTTTCCCAGGATATAAATTCCAATCTTTTTAAATGGAATTCCGGATATAACGATACCCACGCCTGGTACAGTCTTTCCTCGTTTCGCTTCTCCTGTGCTTTGTTGTATAACTCAAGCCCGTCAATCAGATCCATGCGCATGACAAAATCAACACTGTGGTACCGGCTCAATAGCAAATCGTACATTTCAATTTCGTCTATCTCACCGCTGATTTGAAAAAACTTACCAGACTGCCTGCGCTTTTCCCGAACTCGGTAAACATCTTGATCGTGTCGTCGATTTGCATTTTTTTAATTTCATCGATAGACAATTTGGTCAGTCCTGCAAGTAATTCATATATTTCAGCCTCAGCCATGTACAGGTTTACAATTGCCGTTGCGCCAAAATCAGCGCCCATTTCCTCGGCAAGTTTTTCCTTGCGTTCTTTTTCCTGCTTCGAATCAATCGCCTTTACGCCAGGCATGGAAAAAAGCTGTTTCAGTCCATCTTTGATCTCCATCTTTTTCAATATTCTTGAGAGCTTCGGCACATCACCTAATTCAAACTTCCTAACATTTATATCCATAATATCCTCCTCAAAATATCCTCGCTAAATTAAAAAAAGCAGGAGGGAATAATCCCTCCCAAAATTAGGAGGATGTCGACGTAAAAATTATTTTCCAGGGTGGAGTTGTCCGCTGCGAAGATGCATAGGCTGCCTCGAAATTCAATTCAGCTATTATCTCTTCTTTGTCCACAAGCGGCCAGCTTATGTTTTCCAGGTTGATTGCATTCTGCAGTTCGATGTATGTTCTTGTACCGCCTTTTGTGTAGCCAGTCCAGGTCACGAACGAATAGTCCGCGGAGGTGATATTGCTCGACAATGGATTGCCAGTCACTGTACACGTCACGCCCGCAGTTATGTCGGTGGTCGCGCTGGCCGATACGGAGGGATAATATTCATCCATCCTGTAGGGTACAATCTCCAGATTTTTCATGCTCAGTTTTGCGACTTCTTTCGTAACCCGTACCCTGCCTTTTACAGTCCCGTAATCGCCATCGGCTTCGATTTTTCTGTATTCGCGCTCGATGACGAATACGCCGCCGCCACGTGTCAGCGCAATGGCAACCGTCGCCGATGTGGTCTGGCCTATTGCAAATACGCCGTCACCCAGGATGATATCATTAGGTACCGACATTCAGATCAACCCCTTTCATATTGCTGATGTTATTTTTTTTATATGCTCAAGTATCGCCGTAGCGCCGATACATTTACATTCCTCGTCGTGGTAAAATTGCAGTTTTTTCTGGGCCTCGTCCTTGATTTTTGCCATACGGTCAAGGTCAAATTGCAGCTGTTTCTGGAATGCCGCGTCCTTTGCATCCTCGTAACCGTATATAAAATATCCCTTCAGAAGAGGGCTTTCCGGAGATATTTTTACTGTTATCCCCTTGCCATACGCTACGCCCAGCCAGTAAAGGACGGAGGGCATTTCGACCGAATATTCATCGTCAACCGCCTCATGTATGCCGTAAAGCTGGATTTCGTCGTAGCTTTCAAATACCGCCAGCGCCAGCATGTGGGAAACGCTGCAGGTCAGGAAAATCTTATCACCCATTGCCGGAATCCAGTATTTATCCACAATGGAGTTGAGCGGGAATTTGACGCTTGCCGGTATTTCATCGAAATGTTGCTGCATGTAAACAGGCTTGTCCAGGGTCTTCAGCATTTCATAATGAAGTTTGTTCCCTTCCCCCCTGCTCTTGCGGGTCTTGATCTCATCCAGCATGTGGATATCAAAAAGCCTGTCCCATCTGGGAGCAAAGTCGTACATGTCGTTCATGATCCAGATTTCAATATCCAGGTCATTATAAGGTGCATCCTTCCAACTCGGCGCATATCCTACCAGTGCAACTTTTTTCATAAATCCTCCATCTATGCCCTTTTGTAGGCTTTTTAATTACTGTAACAGGTATTTGTAAGCTTAAACCAAATAGAATCAATGAAAACCGCTATCTACTATGCAGTATTATCAATGCTTTGCGGGTTTCTTCTTTGAATTGTACTTATTTTTATACATCTTTCAGCCCGTTTTTTTATGTTTTTCAAATGTATTTTTAAGTATCATACTATGCAGTATTGGTAAGGCTTTGCGGACTTGGGTTTTGTTGACTTATTTGTTTTAGCTCAAATAAGCCTGTACTGAATACCTCAGCTGCCGGCGCCTGATCGCCGGATCCTCGTCCTCCAGTTCAAATCTTCCTTCCCTATAAAAGCATGCCTGCAGTGTGCCGCTTGCGAAATACTTTTTTTCATGTAGGCCGGTTGCCGATACCTTATCGCCGTTGCCATCGATGCTGCCGGTAACCGTTTCAAGCGCGGTTGTATCCGGATTGTTGTCCCAGTTGTCCACAAGCAGGGAGAACACTTCGAGTTTCTGGTTTTCGTCGGTAAAGCTGCTGGTCAGTTCGTATGTCGTATACGGCAGCACGGCATTGCTTGGAACGGCATCCGATGCATAAACCCGGGTGGTTTTTGTCTTCAGAAACGTGGTTATCATTTTTTTTAGCTCGATCGTGTTCATTCCGGCATCTCCTGTACTTCATCACTGTCAATCAATCCGCCGCCCAAAAGTCCTATGTCTATGTTTTCCTGCTCGATTTCCTTGATATATCTTCCTGCGATCAATCTTATGCGGTCGATATTTTCTTTCACTGTTTTTTCAAGGAAGCTATCGGGTGAAATATCTTTTGTTCCAAGTTCAATCATTGGTGCATAAAACACTTTACTTCCGATTTGCAGATATTTAAACTTTCTCATTATGCCAAAACCAATGCTGCGTCTTAATTTTCCAGGTTTTATTTTTACTAATCTGCCGTCTTTTGTTTTGTAGGTTCTTGTTTCCAAACTTTTATGTGCACTTTTTCTGACTTCCGTCCTCAAATATTTTCCGATTTCCTTGAACGCACCCATTTCGCATGCAGTAAGCGCATTTTTAACATTGTTTATATTGCTCTTGTAATTTTTATTGTCATTGCTCACTTTCCCGCACCTCGCATTTCAGATAGAGCCACCGATGCATGTTGTCCAAATCCTTGACGTCGCGGATGTTGAAGTACCGGCCGGAGTAATTTATCCGGTAGTTGGTAGTTACGTCCGAACGGTAGCGGATGGTGATTTCATAAAGTATATCCGGACTAATTTGCTGAGCCATTTGCAATTCACGTCCAGAAAGATGCTCCACTTTCGCCCAGACGGTTGCCAGCGTAGACCAGGTTTCCGTATACCCGCCAAAACCATTGTCCGCTATGCTTTTTTCTTCGATTATGATTCTGCTTCTCAATGCTCCTGGATTCATGGCGGCCTCCTACAGGGTATAAATTTTATTCGCGTCGAGCAGGCTTTCAATACAGTTTTTGAATTCCTGGTCTATATCCTTCGCAGAGGGAAGGCGGTTCTCATACATGTAGCTGATCAGCATAAACATGGCCTGTTTTGTCTTTTTCGGAATGACGTCCGGAGCGGTATTGGTATGGCCTGCGACAAAGCGGATGCGGACAGCGCCGTAGGGATATTCGGTGAAAATCGGCCAGGTGATGCAGTAGCTCAGGCACACGCGCGCGGGCTCGCTGTCGGTGTCCACAAAGTATCCGGATAGGCTGGCCGTCATTGTGGCTGTCACGCCTGCGTAGTCCACATATTTCACGCTGGTCACCGACTGCAGCGGGGGAAGCGGGATTTCAATGTAGTCGCTGCAACTTGGAAATTCGTCGAGTATCAAGTCCCATGTCTGCGTTGCAAGTGCTCTATGCTGGTAATCCTCGCAGTATTCGCGGGCGGTGGTGATCAAATCTGATATATAGTCGTCCTCTATGCTTGCGGGTGCGCCTTTGACTATCATTACAGCGAAATTGCATTCCGCGCCGGTAACTGTCGCGTATGCGCGGATGTATTGCTTACCGCCGGTGTAGGCAACCTCGTAGTTTGCAGTGTCATTGGCTGTGGTCACTTGTGCAAAGGTACTGCCGGCAGTCCATACAACGAAGGTAATATTATCGTCGGACTCATATATGCTTACGTCGACCGTGCCGCCTGCGGAGTTTACAAAGGATGTCAGCAAAACAGCCGCATCATAGCCGCTTACATCAGTGCTCGTGCCGGTATAAATGGCAGTAGCATGATAACCTCCGTTTATGCTCGTAACGGTTTCTATATTATCAACAAAGCTTGTGGAATCAAGTTTGATATGCTCTTTTGCTTCAGTTAAAGTGACCGGTTCATCTACGACGACGGTTATGAGTTTTAAAGCCATCAAGGTCACCTCCCTTTCTTTGCACATACTTTACCATTGTCGAACTTAAACCAATGTGAACGTTTTCCAAACTCCACCTACTCGTGCCTTAAAATTTGTTCCATCAAAGCCCACAATACCATCTGCTAATGGAATATCGGCACCACCGGCATCCTTCCCAGGCATTTTTGTAGGTAAAGTAGCAGCTTTAAAATATAGCGGTACATTTGCTCTCGCCATATCCTTTGTAAATTCCCACCCTTTTGTTGGATCATCCGTGCCGACCTGTAACCACCCATATACACCATTAGCTATGTCAAAATCTTGAATAGCTGATCTGTACATTTTGTCAGCAGTAGAATCATTTACAACAAGGATGGTTGCTCTATGTGTCTTGTCCTTGGAAAAACCTTCAAATACATGTCCGCCATTTAGAAAGTTGCTCTTATTCCAGCGACTTTGAGCTCCACAATGGGCAATGTACATACCTTCGGTGAAAATGCTCCCAAACATTTTGTTGAATACTTTTGCAAGAGTTGTATCGAAACCCTTTGATAGTAAATCGTCTGTCCATAATTGAGCTACCTGATCGACAACGGTATCTTTTTTCGGCGTATTGGTTGAGTTAACAACTGGAGTATTTACTGTACCCGAGAAAAAATTGTTATCATACTGCGACAAAATTGTGTCAAGATCATGGGATAGTTCTTTATCGGCGCCAAAACCGTCTGTCAAATCTATGGAAAGCATGTTACTATTCAGCACTTGTACACTTGCCCCAGTATCGCTGAAATCGTACTGCACGGATACCCTGATGTTTCCTGTCCAATCGCTTGGAATAATAAAATAACCGCCAAGTTTATATTTGCGCCCTTGCACTGGATTATTAACATAAAATATTTTTGTTGCGCCGGCAAAGTTTGTGTTCCATAGATACAGTGATATTTTTGTGCAGTTTGGGCCATTGACAGTAGCTTCGCCAGTTACATAAATTATGTGCCCTGCTGTACAAGCCTTTGAAGTGGCTTGAATTACCTTGCCTGGAGCTGCCGTTATAGTTGATATAAGCGTATTATTGCTAACTACTGCCGTACATCCTGACAGTGTAAAAGGCGTTACCACCCCACTACTAAAGTCGCCGTTTACCACGTGATTTGTTAATGATAATGATGGTATTTCTTGCAACATATCTGTCAAATCCGTATTCAATGTAGAAATCGCCGTAGTATTTGCAGAGACGCTTGCCTGCAGCGATGATATAGCAGTAGTATTCGCAGAAATAAGCGGCTGCAATATTGCAACCGTCTCATTTGCAGTCAGCATTTGAGCATTCAAGACATCTATCGATACGCCATGTTCAATTGTTTTCTCCTGCCACCAATTCAAACCCATATCAACTTAACCTTTCCGCTATCAGGTTTCTTGCCCTCAGTGTTGATGTGTCTTTAATGTTTTGCATTTCATGATCGAGCTCCGCGCTTATCTGCCTGATCTGTTCCTCTGCCGGAGCTCCCTCTTCCAGGAGAGTCAGCAGGTTAAAACCCTCTATCGCGGTATCCTTTGTCTCAGGGTCAACGTAAAAATTTCCGTTACTGTTCAATTTGAAGCGGCTGCCCACAAGAGAAAAATCCCCGCTTCTGGTATTGGCTAAAAACTGTACGGCGAACAGGCCTTTTATCGGCTGGCCATTCAGTGCAAAATCAACTTTTGCATGTCCGTTTTCCGCTGCTATGCTTATTGTAAATTGTTCCATCGTTTCATCCTCCATAAAATAATGGAGGAGGGGCCGAAGCCCCACTCCATATTTGAAATTTTTATACCTGCGTTATCGGACAAGGCGGCGCGGGTTTTCTGTATTGTGTTTTCCTGATGATGATCGCCGAGGTATAGTTGGCCGAAGTATTGATGACGTTCAGGGCCACATGTGTAAAGTTGGAACTCAAGGTCAACTTGCTGGCCTGAATCTCGATGATCCCCTGCATGTGGAGAGCCGTCACCACGCATATTGCTGTCGTGCTGGATGAAATTGCTATGCCGTCGTAATCCGAGGGCAGGTTGGCCGATGAGTCCTCATCCCGGAACAGAGTCAGGGAAGCCGAACCCGCGAGCGCGCGTACGCCCGGGACGCCATACTGCTCGTTGTTTATCAGGGCCGCCAGGCTGGTGATTGCATTCGAGATAATCGATGTGCCCGCTGCGGAGCCATCAGTCGCGAAATACCTGTCAGCAGTTGACGCCGCCGTGTATAACACACCCGTAAATGTGAGGCCGTTTATTGTTACAGTGTCGGCTGCAGAGCAATCCACAGTGGGAGCGAAGCTCAGTTCGGTCAGGTTGCTTGAGTTATACAGCGTGGTTGAGGTAGCGGTTATTGCTGCGGCATTTGTGCCCAACTCGTCTGTTGCCTGATAGACAAGGCCGACGGAGGTTGCGGTAAGTGCTGTCTGATCGGCGTCCCAAACAAATGTCGCCTGCTCTGACTTTGACATATCAAAGTAGATGCTGGTGGTGCCACTGGATGAAACGGCTCTTGGATATATGGCCGCATTAATTTTTAATTCTTCGCTTAACATTTTATGTATCTCCTTTCGATTTATTTTTTATTATCTGGCTTCGAGGACGATGAACGGACTGAGGGTATTCGCACCCTTGTAAGGCGTCAGGGGTCTATTTCTCTTCGGCTTACCGTCAACACGGTAGATAAATCTGAAAACAGACTCGTCATACAGGAAACGGACATGAATGGAGGAAGCTCCTTCGACGCCGCCCTTGTCGATAAGAAGATATTCGCTCATATCGGCAAGGATGATGTCGCCGATATCACCGACTGCGGACGCCTGCTCGATCGGGATTACCGGTCTGCCGAACAAAGTACCGTACATCTGTCCTGCAATACCTGTCGGAGGCATGTAGACGGTTACGCCAGAATATGTGCCGGTTGCAATTGTCATCTTTGGCATCTGTGGTTCGATTTCCTGGTTGATGAACCAGGCGGCGCGAATCCTGTTACGAGCGCGGCATCTTGCCCACATGTCATTGACGTTGTTAAAACTGATTGTGTCGGCGGTCTGATTTGCAGTCTTGGAAACAGTAATCATGACGGGACTGTTGAATATGCCCAGCGGCATGCCTACACCGGTACCCCTCAGGATTGCATCGTCAAGCTTGAACGAGAATTCTTCTGCGAAAAAATCCGTGATCAATGCCTGCAGGGCCGTTGTGTCGGACAGTACTTCATCGGTTGCATAGTAAAGTCCGGTCAATTTTTTCAGAACAAGCTCCAATTGACCAAATTTAGGTTTTGTGGCGGTCAGTGCATCTGCTTCGCCTTCCCAATATGCGAGTACTCCGCCCTGCCTGGATCCATCCGCCCTGCTGGACTCGTCGATCATGTTGATCTTTATGCCGTTTTTGTTTGCCGCTATGGGATATTTTTTGCACATCGGCGCGAGTACAGATGTCTCATAGGTGTCCTTCAGCAATTCGGCAGTGGTTTCTTTTTCTACCAAAAAACCGCCGTCGCTTTGAATTCCTTCGTTGGCTCCGCTTGCTGCGTTCTGGGCAATCAACCGTTTATCTATAACCGTATTGGGTTGTGCCGCGCCTCTAACTGCAAAGAGAAATTCACCGAAATGACTCCATACCGGCTTGTGGGCATTGGCTTCTGCATAGAGAGGATCTTGTCCCGGTATTTTTGCCAATAATTCTCTTTCTTCAATTTTTTTCTGCGCCTCGATTGTCGCCTCAAGGTTCTTGATCTCTGTTTCCAGAGCGTCAAACTGTGTCTGCTCTTCGGGTGACATTGCCCTGCTTGCATCGATTGCAAGCTTGACAAGTGCCGACTGGGCAGTGATCTTTGCTTTTAATTGCTCTGCCAGTGTCATAATCTTGCACCCCTTTCGTGGTTTTTGATTAATTTGCTATATAGGTCAACCGGCACTTGCCGGGGTTCCTCGGGAACTTTGGGTGGATCGGGAATTATGGGATCGGTTACTGGATCAGGATCTTTTGGAGGCTCGTCTTTTGGTTTTGCGGGTTCGGAAAAGGCGATAAATTTTTGAGCAATGGCGTCAGTGTGCTTAAAACGGGATATGTCGGTTTCAATACCGTTAAAAATCATGCGCCCGCCGCTTAAGGATGCAGCTACTTTTTTTTCTGCTTCGACCTTGTCTGCAAATCCGTATTCCACAGCTTCGTCGGCAGTCATCCATGTTTCGGCGTCAAGTAATTTGATGATTTCTTCGTCAGTCATACCGGTCTTTTCCGCGTATACCGCAACAAGCGTTTCGTCGATTTTGTCCATATCATCGGCAAGCTTCCGCAATTCGTTGGCATTTCCAAGTGCAATTGTCCAAGCTCTATGAATCATTATCATTGCGTTGTCCGGCATAACAATATTGTCGCCGGCCATGGCGATCAGGGATGCGCACGAGGCTGCAATGCCGTCTATGTAAACATTCTTGGTTGCCTTGTTTCTTTTGAGCATCGAATATATGGCTTGTCCCTGGAATACATCGCCGCCATAGGAATTTATAAAGATGTTCAGGGTCTTGACATCGCCTATTTTCAAAAGCTCTTTTTGAAAATCACTGGCAGTGACATCGCTTTCAAACCATTTGTATGCATCGCTTACAATGTCACCATAGATATACAGGTCGGCACTGTCTGCGGTTGCGTTTTTAAATTCGAAAAACTTAG